CGAAACCGAACGTTGGGCCACGTTCATTGCGCCGTTGGCCACCATGTTCCTGTTTGACAACGCCGTCTGCGAACCAATCAGGGCGGCGAGTTCTGCTGCCTTACTCATGCGAGGTCTCCGTGTACAGTAACACTGCCAGTTGTTTCAATGTCATAGGCAGTAAAATGGGCAGTGCTACCCGCTGTGTATCCTCCATCCACCTCTACACTGCCTGTAGCTTTACTTTCAATTACAAGATGCCGTGTATTGTTATTTGCAGCATGGTTGAAATTAATGGTTGATGTTGCTGAATAAGTAGCACTGTTCATTGCGCTAGTGTAATTTAAGCCATACTCACCAGTGCCATCGTCATCAATACTAGACAAATTAAAACTGTCAGGCAGGGATGCCCCACCTGCTGCGAGATGGCCCCACGCCTTCGCACTGCCCTCTGCGACATACTGCATAGCCACGCTGTTGTTCCCAGCGGCATCTTTGAGGGTGTTAACTCTAAGTTCACTAGCCATTATGCGAGGTCTCCCAAGATGCTGATGAGTACAGCGTCACAATCAATGGCTGCATTGCTACTATTAGCAGTAACACTAGCGATACCACTTGTAGTAGCAGCCCACGACGAGTCATTTGTGAACGTCGTACTAGAGAGTCCTGACCTATTGTGACTTCCTGCTGCTGTGTAATTAGCACTTGCCATGTTTGATGCGTAAGATGTTGTGTAAGAGCCTGTACCGTCATCCGTAATACTTGACACATTGTGACTGTCTCGTGTGGCAATGGTGCTTTGACCATCAAAGTTAATCCACACCTTCGCCAGCCCCTGTTGCAGATTAGTCGTGGTTGAGTTGCCCTCGCCTGTCACCGCAATAGAGCCAGCCGTGGATACTCCTGTGATTGTATCGACTTTGAGTATGCTTGCCATTATGCGAGGTCTCCTACAATCTCAAGGCACTGGAAGTTTGCGTCCAATGCACCACTTGCAGAGTAACAAGCAAGTAAAGTTGACCCTGTTGCAACGCCAGTGCTTCTAGGACACAAATACCAAGATGCTGTTCCCACTAATTCGCCAGAACTTGTTGGGATGCTGTACGATGCGTTTGCCAGTGATGAGGAGTACGAGGTTGTCGAAAACCCTGTTCCTTGATCTGAAATGCTACTCACGTTTAGGCTGTCATTTATTACTGTTGACGAGATGCTAGTAAAACTACACCAAGCCTTCGCCAGCCCCTGCTGCAAGTTTGTGGTCGTGCTGTTACCCTCACCCGTGACTACAATAGAGCCAGCAGTACTAGTACCAGTTAGCGTGTTTACAAGAATGGTACTCATGCGAGGTCTCCATGAATTGTAACGCAGTGACTTGTATCATCGGCGGACCCCGCATCAGAAAGTTCTACGGCAATAGTAGAAGCGGAATACCTTGCAGTGTTTTGTGTGAGATTCCGTCGTTGGTCAGTGCTGGATGCCATGCCTGACTGTGAGTAATCATCATTAACCATGGCATTAGTAAAACTGTAACTATAATCACCTGTTCCGTGGTCGGTTCCACTGCCAACATTAAAAGAATCAGTTGTTCCCGCTGTAGTAGTGCCATACAGCCACGCCTTCCCCGCATGTTGCTTCGTCAGCGTAGCCGCACCGCCGCCAGTTGACTGGATGGTATCTGCCTTCAATACACTCATAGCGTCACCAATGTTCCACCGCTTTCAACGGTCAGGGTTACGCCACTGGCTACAGTGAACGGGCCAGTCACGTTTGCGTTCTCAGTTGCAAGGATGGTTGTATTTGCTGTCAATGACTGTGCGTTGGTACGGAACAGGCCACCACCCTTGAAGTTACCCTTGTTCTCAGCAGCGGGTGTTACCGTACCTAATGTTTTACCGAGGTAATTAACAAAGATGTTATTTCCAGAACTGCTAGAAGGCGCTGCACTAAACGTAAGCGTAGTGCCATTCGGCACTGTATAAGCGTCTCCTGCTTCTTGGATAACGCCGTCTACGGAAACCAGTATGCTTTGCGCGGAGCTTACAGAAGTCGTAAGGGTAAACGTGGTTGTACTACCATCGCCGCTAAACTCTTGAACAGACGGAATGCTCTCAAAGTTCGTAGCAGGATTATTACCATAATACGGCATCAGGTGATCTCCATAATACTCGCTACTGTGTCAAGGCTGTTGGCCGTGTCAGAGTTTAAGATGAGGCTATGCCCCGTTTCCATAACCACTTTGTTACCGGCCATATACTCAAAGCTAGACGAGGCCGGGATAGGTATATCTTTGGCAAGATGCACCACCTGTCCAGCGTTGAGCTTAATGTCCACGGTAATCTGACTTGTTGATGTATTCGCTAGAGTCAGGCCAATAACAACCGTAGTCGTGCTACTAGGAACGGTGTAGACGGTCATGTCATTAGCCGCGACTACATTCGATCCGTTGAACACCTTGTTCTTAAACGTATTAGCCATGACCCTACCCCTTAACCTACATCGTCAAGTAAAGCGATAACAATGGCGTTGGCTGACGCATCACCAGTGCCATCAATATCGGCTGAAATAGCGTGAAGGTCTGCAACAGTCACATTCGGCAATCGGCAGAACCATGTCTGTGACGGGCCAATAAAAATACCGTCCGCAAGGTTATGAGCCGCTGTGCCCGCATCAATCGAAAGCATGATACCGTCCGCAGTAGACTGATTCTGGACAAACAAGAACTTTACCTTGTCGCCCGTTGCAACCGCTGTCGGAGCCGTATCTTGGTCAACTGCCGTATAATCAAGAAATGATCCTGCAATCAAATCAGCCGAAGTGGTCGTAACAATCGTCTTTTTGTAATACCACTTGTCGTTTGCATCATCAGGAGTAACTGTCATACTCCCAGATAGCGTTGTCGCTATCTCATCTGGCAACATCGTTGCCGAAATTGAAATACTCGCTGCGTTTGCCATGATTTACTCCTATCCCAAAGCTATGGCTAAAGCCGTTGCCGAACCCGCAACGTCTGCATTGTTTGTTAACTGAAGGCTGTCGCCAACACTGACTACACCTCCGCCGGACCCAGCCCCATCAGCAAACAAGATTTCCGTGTTGCCGTTCGCAATGGTTACTGTGGTTCCTGTACCCTGCTTGATCTGTGCGCTGCGGCTACCAGTAAGGGAATTTTTAATGATAAAGAATTTAGAAGCAGTGTTTGGCGCAATCGTTACTACGTTAGTGCCGCCTAGATCAGAACCGCTATCTTTAAGATTGATGACAGCAAACATGCCTGTCTGGACATTGCTTTGTCCAGAAGTAGGAGAGGCCGCTCGTATAGTAAGATCAGTGGTAAGATCGGACGCTGTCAGGTCCGCCGCACCCGTTACTCGGTCAAAAATGTCAAAGTTGAAGTTGGTGACATCACCCCAACTACCCGATAGCTCGCCCGTGGCGGGTTTTTCTATGCCAAGATTGGTACTGAAAGAACTAGCCATATGTTGCTCCTACGCCGCCTTATTTGTCCACGAAGGTATCTGTGACGGTTTTTCGTCCGTCCAAGTAGTAGAAACACCCGCGATAGCCACCCAATTTGGGGATTGACTTGGGATTATATCCGTGTACACGAGGACTATACCAGTATTTCCTGTTGCTGTAACCCCCGTTACCAAATACTTGGATTCTAGGGTAACAGTCCCTGTTGCCCCCGTACCCGCAACACCTGTTGCGGATAGCAACGAAGATGCCGCGACAGTTTCTGAACCTAGCGCACTGGTGCCCACGTTGCCCGTGACAGCAACTAATGCTCCGGCGGTAACAGACTCATCACCAAAGCTGACGGTAGCTGTGACGCCTACACCCGATACATTAGCCGCACAGTTGGTCTGCTCGTCGCCAACTGCGGTGGTTCCTACGACATTTGTGGGAGATACAAGAGCGGTGCCGGTTACGGTTTCAGAACCAATAGAACCGGTAGAAGAAACGCCTGTTTGAGTGACCAGCGCAGTGCCGGTTACGGTTTCAGAACCAAGCGCGGAGGTGGCAGCAACTCCGGTTACTGCTACTGAGGCAGAAGCTGTAACCGTTTCGGACCCAAGTGCGGTTGTGCCCGCAACGCCCGTGACAACAACGGGTATGGCTTGGTTCCAAGCTTCTTGGCCCCAAGTGCCTCGCCCCCAACCCGTAATGTTTGCCACAGTAAAGCTCGTTACGCGATTCTTATAATCGCGTTGCTGGCATCAGCAGTCGGGAACTGTACAGTAAAAGTGCCAGAAGTAGATGTTTTATTAGACGAGAAGTCTAACACAGCTACCGCTTTGTCACTGTTTGTGTCGTTGTAGATCAGTGCACCCATTGCCGTGATCGTAGCTGTGGTAAAACTAATATCAGCAAAATCGGTGAAAGCGGTCGTACCAGAGGTGCTCGGCGCAACTTTTGTGAGAGCTCCGCCACCCGCGGTGTATGAACCACTGTTAGCAACTTCGCCGGTAGTAGTGTACGCGGTCGTTGCTGCCCCAAGAGTTGCCGTAGTGCCAGACTTGCCGCCACCACCTTCTGCGTACAAAGCCAACTTAAAAGCGTTGCCGTTTGTTGCAAAGTTATGTGTGCCCAACATCAACTCCTGCTTAAATGCTGTACACATTGCTTGTGCGATTGCCATTACAATCTCCCTATAGCTTTAGCTAGCTCATGTTGCCCCGCCTCACGAACTTTCGCGCAAATAGTAGCACGTTCTTCTTTTCTAGCCAACTCCACATAATATTGCACCAAATTACGGACCCTGTCTTTAAATGCTTCTGCCTGTAACCGAATGGGCTCGGGAGCCTCGTCCGATATATACATGATTTTGTCCGCGGCCATGTCTGCTATCTGATCGTTGGACAAACCGCCGTTTTCTGATGTGATTATGTTAACTGACCCTACAGTTCCTATGTTTACCTCAAACATGATCGTGTCTCCCAAAAATCACCGGGTCAGAGGCTTCCACCGGCTCGGGGGCCTCTATTTCCGATTGCTTAGTTATCAAAAGATGGCCGTCCTGAACAGTTTGCACCAAAGGGTCTTCTAATCGGTGATAACCATACAACTTCTCATTGTCCGGCACGTTGGTGTCTAGAAGCCCAGAACGGTGAGCTACTTCTAATTTTATGCCTTTTGATACGGCAATAGCGCACCAAAATTCAACACAAGCCCGGCCAGACTCCGCCATGTTTACGTTTTTGTACGTAAAATCTATGCCGTACAGGCATATCTTCTCTACCTGCTTCCAAACAGCATATGCCACCGCATATGCCACAGTGTTGTTGAAGTAACAAAACCCCGTATCCTTTGCCACAGACTCCAACGGATACGGTTCTATAGCGGGGAAATCAGGATGCGTTGTACAGGAATAAATGGGGTTTGTGTTTTTTGCTAAAAACTCTCGGGCTATACCCGTCTGTGACCCGGCGTTTTCAGTATCTATAAACCGATAAACGGGGTCCATCATAAACGTCCGGTCAACGTGGATCACGCCGCCAATACAGTTTATTCCCCATATTTCATCAAATTCTTGCGAAGCAACTCTAGCGGATATGTAGTCTGCGTAGCTTCCGCCTAAACCAACGATAGCAATTTTCACGAACGGGCCCTTCTTGGTAGCCCCTGTCTGTTAGCATCATCGTTCTCTCTAGACTCACCCAGATCCTTGAGACGTACCAAAGATTCTACGAATCTTTCGCTGTACATCTTCAATACATCCGGCTCACCCTTCATAAAAGTGTAAGCCTCGACAAGACTTCCGTATAGCATGGCGTTAGGGGCGTTAACGCTCAAATACGTGGTAGTAGTGTCCGCAGTGGTAGAAACCACGGTTCCCGTAGCCCCGCTCGTCCCGCCTGTGACTGTCTCACCAACAGTCAGATCAGTGCTAGGAAGAACAATCTTCATGGTCGTAGAAGTCAAAGCTTCTTCTATGGTAGTTGTCGCTCCGCTTGTGCCCCCGGTTAATGTCTCACTGTCTACAAAAGTTCCGCTTACGCTGCTTACCGTCAAAGTAACAGTAGACGCTGTTAGACTGGCGGGCCTGTAGTAATAGTGAAGTTCCGCTGAATAAGCGGCATCTGGAGTGGGAGATAGCATAAAGTTTTGGTAATCGTAGATACCATAATATTTAGGCGTTCCGGTTGTCGCAGAGTTTGGGTTGTACTCTTGCAAGAAATTTATGTCTTTAAACAACAAGAACTGTTTGGAGCTAGAGTTCTCTATCGACAAGCTGAAAGAAGCTAAATAATCATTTGGAACCGCTAGAAACTGGTTTCCAGAAGTGGTTGTTCCTGTCACGTTTTTACGGAAAAACTCTAAATCCACACTTTTAAATATGCGCTCTTCTGCCGACGTAATGAAGTCAACCAAGTGCTTTACAAAGGTGCTTTCTTGGTTTTCGGTGTAGTCCTTTATGGCGGACTTCAATGTGGTATAGGTGTAACTCACGACACACTCACAGTAACAGTTCCGACCTTGCCCTCGGCCTGCGGAATCCGTTCATATTGTAGCGTAGTTAAGTTAAAAATAGGAAACTGCGCTTTAGCGTTGAAAATATTGTTAGTGTTTGGCCGAGCCTCTTTAAGAGTTTGTGGGTCATGTATCTTCCTAAACGGGCCCAACTGAGGGTGTTTTCGCTCAAACTCGTCCTTGCCGACAATCAACCCGTTCCACTCTTTACGCATGTCTTTATACCGGTACTCAAGCCCGGAGCGGTCTGATATTGCCTTGGCGTGTTTTCCTGTAGCATACCTAGCCATCAGTTTGTCCTAAAGTAAGCGTATTCAGGAGTTACGGTAAAGCTTGAGCGGTCCCGGTCTTCGCCCATAGCGCGTTCAAACTCTTCTTCATAGATAGCTTTTAACATTTGAGTGCGATTCGGAGCTCGCTTCAAAGAGATGTAATACGCCAGACCCGCAGCTAGGCACGGGTAAAATCGAAAGGGAACGTCCATAGTGTTGATAGCCGTGTCCCCGTCATCAATACGAGTCAAGGCGTTATACACGATAACGTCCGTGCTGTTTTCGGGGGTCGGCCACACGCGCAAACTTGGCGTGACTTGGCGGTCTAGGAAAAATTGAGTGGGCCTACCGGTGGTAGCCTTACTAGGGATGTTAAGATCATCGTCGCGACTAACCCGAGTCAACGCAAAGTCTGTGCTACTGCGAGTTACAACGGCACTTAATATGTCAATCACGTCGGCGGATAAAGCGTATGTTCTGGTGCCAGAAGTAAGAGCCTGCGTCCTTTGAGCAATAGTCCACTGGTTTAACCCACGGTTGGCCCAATCTGCAAGCAACAGGTTTAAAGAACGTTTTGCC